GTCCCTGTACAAACTATACACAAAGGGTCTAAAACAGATAACTATAAAAAAGTAAACGGTGTAGTAGGAAACTTCAGAGGTGAGGCTTTAACTTACAAGGCTGCTGTAACTATTAAAGATGCACATTTTAACACGCATCAAAAATCTGTTTATGAGGTAAAGAATAAAATAAAAAACAAATTTCCACTTGCCTCAGTAGATGGTAAATATCAAGAAGTACCGTTAGATAAGCAAAATTACAGTGGAGTTGAAATAGGTTTTAATCCTATGAAAAACAGTCTGTTTGTTGACTCTGATGGTAAGCCAGTAAAAAGAGCAGACGAAGTCACTATTGTAGGAACTAAGGTTTATGCAAGAGGGAATGTAGAATATTTTACAGAGGAAAATAAACCTAAAGAATATTCACCATCCTTTCAATTAGACGGAAAAAACCCAGTAACTGAAGATCAAATAAATCAAGCATTACAAAGAGCAAAAGATAATGGATTAGATAAGGCTAAAGTTATAGATTACTTAAATAGAAGATTCCCTGACTATACTACAGAAAGATTAAGTGAACTATATGAAGGTAATATAACTCCTGAATCCGACAAGCCTAGTGCTAATAGAAAATATACTAGTAGATTGGCTGAGGTATTAAGTTCAGAAACATTTGAAGCATTGTCAGAAGACGCTAAAAAATATGTTCCTAGATCTAATCAAATAACAGATGCTGAGGCTCAAATTATGTTTGATCAATTAGGGGTTGATGAGTCTGTAAAAGTTATAAAACAAAACCCTGAGTATTTACTACCAGAGGTTAGAATTGCACTTACTAATAAGGTTATAGTAGAGTTGGAATCCGAAGTTCAAAAACTCAGAGATGAAGGTAAACTTGCTGAATCAGAAACAATATCAGCAGGAATTAATGGTATTGTAGAGATGATGTCTAAAGAAGGAACAAGGTCAGGTAGATTTATACAAGCCTTTAGAATGCTTAATGCTTTGTCCGCAGACAGAACCATTGCACTTATAGAAAAACAACTGGAACAGAATGGTAAAAACCCCTTAACTGAAGAGGAGAAAAATAAGTTAAAGGATTTAATTAAAACTGAAAAGGCTGCGGCAGAAGGATTACCGAAATCTAAAGCAGTAGCAGAACTGTATAAATATAAGATGTCTATACTAGGCGCAAGTGGTAAGGATTTGTTTGAAGCATATTTTTATGGAGCAATACTATCAGGGGTTACTACTCAGGAAAGAAACATTGTAGCAAACTGGATGTCAATCACTAGTGAGTTATTAGTCACATCTGTAAGAGAGGCTATGAAAGGTAATCCACAGGCTATGTTTTATGCACCACTAGGTATGATTAAAGGTTTTGCGAAAGGTTGGTTAAATGCTAAAAACATTCTTAAGACTGGTGTTAGATCAGCAAGAGCAGATAAAATGGATAACCCACAACTTTTAGAGTGGTGGAGATGGAACACAAACAGTAAAGGATTAAATAAAGCCTTAAACTCTCCATGGTACACGTTAAATCCTTGGTCTCCAAATGTATTGAAATATGTTAACAGAGGTATGGTTGCATTTGATCAAATGTTTTATCATGCTGCTAAAGATATGCAGGCATTTGCACTTGCATCAAAATTAAAGAGAGGCAAAAATGTAACTCCAGAAGATTTAAAGAAAGCAAATGATATATTAAATCCTCCAAAAGAATACATAGAGGATGCAGTCAAAGAAGCCAAAACAGAAGGGTTTGAAGAAGGAACAACTGAATTTAAAATTAGGGTTCATGAATTAGTTGAGGCTAAAAGAGATTTAACAATTCAAGGTACAGCAGAATCGTTTGGATCTAAAACTACATTTAACTATGATCCTGAAGGTGGTTTAAGTTACATATACGATGGTGTTGTTATGTTAAGGAACAGGGAAAAAATTGGTCCAATAATAACCACATTTATTCCTTTTGCAAGGGTGTTAACCAACGTGTTCAATAGATTTTTACATTGGACACCTGTAGGTTTCATTACCGCAACTAAATCAGGAAAAAGTGGTATTAAAGAATTTATACCCTTTTCTGGATTAAAATTTACTACAGATAGTAATGGAAAAAAACGCTTGAAAAATGAGGCAAGTGTCAGAGTTACAGGAGGAAAAGTAAGAGCATTAACTTCAGATGAGAAATCTGATCTTATGATAAAAGCCACAATAGGTACATCAACTATGCTAGGATTATATGCTACTTTAATGAAGGGACTAGATGAGCCTGATGAAGATCAATGGTTTAAAATAACAGCCGCAGGTCCTACTGATTATAAAAAGAGGTATGAGTTACAAAAAGGTGGTTGGAAACCTTTTACAGTCTCATTTGGCGATGTTAGTTTCTCATATAAAGATCACCCTATGTTTTTTATTTTTGTTTCAGCAGGAACTTTATACGAATCTAATAAGTATGGAAACGTAATAGAAGATGATCTTGCAGCATATGTTGTGGGTCAAACAGCAATGAGTATGACGGGACAATCTTGGCTTCAAGGTATTGAAGATTTAGGTGGGTTAATGAATAGAGAAGATTGGGACAAAAAGGTAGCAAATAAGTTATTTGGAACTATTTCTTCTATTGTTATACCTAATTTCCACAAGCAAAAAATAAGACTTATGATGGATATTTTAGACGATCCAATAAAATCCAGAGCAAATGGAACTTTTGCTTCTGCAATGAGTCAACTTTACAGAGATATTCCAATGGCAAATAGCGGTTTATATGATTTAGTTGATTCAATGGGTGACCCAGTTATACCAAACCAATCTGAAAAATATATTCCATTCGAGTTTGCTATAGGGGATGACGCTGATCCGATTGCAAAACTTTTAACTAATAACGGAATATTTATAGGGTTTCCAAGTAACCAAAGAAAAACTATAAACTTTGAAACAGGAGAAAATAGAGATATGACCTCTGATGAGTATATGGTTTATAAAATTAGGGCTGCTAAAGAAACAGGAAAGGCTTTAAGACGAAATCTTGAAACGTTAAGAAATTTAAGTAAAACAAATCAAACCGAAGTAATGCAGGATTTTGTAGCAACCTTAAAAAAAGAGGCTAGGGATGCAGCATTTATTGATGTTTTTTACAGTGGTGGATACGAAAAATATAGAAAAGAATGAGAAAAATAAACAAGATTGTAGTACACTGTACTGCTACTCCTGAAGGTAGACCAGTTTCAGTAGAGGAAATTGATTCATGGCACAAACAAAGAGGATGGTCACAGATAGGATATCACTATGTTGTGCAACTTGATGGAACTATTAATCAGGGGCGACCTCTAAATATATCAGGTGCTCACGTAAAGGGACATAACAAATACAGTATAGGTATTACATATGTCGGAGGATGTGATGCGGATATGAATCCAAAAGACACCAGAACGGATGCTCAAATTGACAGCCTAGAGTATTTAGTTGGTTATCTTTGTGCTAGTTATCCAGGTGCTGAGGTATATGGTCATAGAGACTTCTCCTCGAAGGCATGTCCAAGTTATGACGCTAAAGAAGAATACAAATCAATACAAGACAAATATGTTCGATAATATAGGTTATGAGGTAGTAATCTCAGAAAGATTCAGAATAGGTCCGATGTTAGGTTGGGCGTTCTTTACTCCTGAAGGAGATGAAGACTGGTATGAATTAAACTTATATTTCATATTTTTTATGTTACATATAAAATGGTGGGAAGGAAATGAGTAAACCAAAGAAAAAATTTAAAGACACTAAAGTAGGAAAGTTCTTGCTTGGGAGTGGTTCTAAAATAGCAGATGTTGTAGGTGATATGTTACCTAGTTCTGGTGTTTTAGGTATTGTAAAAAACTTAATTGATAAGGAAGATCCTGCTGTACTACCTCCAGAGGACAAAGAAAAAGCAATGAAGTTATTAGAACTTGATATGATCGAGTTACAAGAGGTTAGTAAAAGATGGGAGTCTGATATGAAATCTGACTCATGGCTTTCGAAAAATACGAGACCTCTAACATTAATATATCTTACAGTTATAACGTCTTTGTATATATTATTAGACGCTTTAGATATTGCATTTGAAATTGATGCTAGTTGGATAGAACTTTTAAAAACATTATTAGTTACTATTTATGTAGCATACTTTGGAAGTAGAGGATTTGAAAAGTATAACACAATAAAAAAATAGTTAGGAGACCTAAATCCCCCAACTATTGTTTGTGAAATACCTAGATGGTGTTTTTTCATCATCCTTATTTTCTTCTTGATCTCGTAATGCTATAAGTAACAAAATTAAATAACCTGTAAGATCTTTAACAGTATCTTCTGTCTTGTCATAAATACCCTTTTGTTTTATCCTAGATATTTTATCATCTATTCTGGCACATAAAGATTTTATTGGATCTCCGTCACCAAAAACACTTATTGGAGATGTAGCACTATCACCATAATCAGCGTTTTTAGAGATGAGAAGGCTGATGATTTCAGCACCAACCCTCTCAATTTTCTCTCTAGTATCCATTAAAATGCAAGATCATTTACTGCATCTTCAACATTCTTTGCGTGGGTATTGTTGTTACTAGGGATATTACCATCCGCATAAGTAATTTTCCATGCATTAGCGTTTGCTGTTCTTAGTTCGCCATTACGATCTGTATAACTTCTTAGGTTAACAGAAACTTTTACTTCATCACCTACATTGTAAGCATTGAATAAATTTGCTTTGGCTCCAATAGCCTCTACAGGATAATTAACAGGATACTGAGAGTCTCCTCCTAATTCAACTGTAAGTACTCTTTTTTCAAGATCTCCTTTTTGAGTTTGAATGGTTTGTGCATCTGAGATTTCTTTGATGCGACCTTGTAATTCTACTGAATTTGACATAATTAAAATATTAAAGTGTTATATATATTCAGAGGTGTTTAAGCCTCTCGCCTCAAAATATTCAAGGACTTCACAGACAATGCTATTAACATCATCTATTTGCTTTACAAGAGTGTTATCTAACTCTCTTAGTTTTTTAATTTCTTCTTTTGTGTTGTTTACCGATACAATGTTTACATGAGCCTCATTATGTTCTGTAAGTAACTTGTCGATTGTAGGTATTCTAATTTTATAATTTACAGGCATCTCTTTCATTTATGGTGTATTTATTATTTTGTTTGTTACTAACATTTCTATTAACTCTATCATATCTTCCTTATAAAGAACACAGTACTCTCTTCCTCTTGGAACTTTATGAAACACTATTGGAATATCTGTAGGTCTAATCTGCATCTCTTCTAATACTTTTCTGTAGTTTGGATTTCTTGTGTAACATTTTGCTTGTACTGCAAAATCTCCTGTATACATAAGATCAATTCCTTGATCATCTAGCATTTTTGAGCCATACCTAGAGGTAACACAATTTGTAAATCCTAATTTTTTAAAATCTTTAACTAATTCACGCTCATAATCGTGACCTTTTCTTCTGTTTTTATTTCCCATATACATTAAAATCTTTATAGACATAAACCATTTTGTGCTCTACAAATGTTTTTATATCATCATATTTAACACTCTTATCAAAACCTTTATAAAGCAGATAATAACAATCACCTGTTCCATTAGGTCTTATAAAGTACTCTTCTTTATCAGGCACAACCTCATCAAGCATCGCAGGTCTTAAAAAGTCTCCACTTTCAAATACTTTCTGCTTTCCTATAGACGTACCCCATTTGTTTCTACCCCACACAACCTTATATAGTTTTTGTTTATTGTCCTTGGAATTTCGCATATTGACCGTTATGTGTTGTTTCTTCATATTCAGTGTAACAAGTAGTATTTAAATTATATTTGAATTCCTGCATACCTGTTTTTCCTGTGAACCTCCATCGAACCTTCCAAACATGCACCTCGACAAGTTCTCTTTCAAAATCTCGGTATACAGTAATTCCATTATCTACTTTATTAAAGAAGTGGGAAGAGCCACTTACGCTGTAACCTGAAGCGACCTCTACCTTCCCATTCTCTTTTTTTAATTTTTGAGGGTGAGCAACAAGTATTACACCGCAGTCATAAGCCTCTTTAAATATTTTTATTTTAGATAGTTGAAGTCCTGTATATTGATGTTCATTCATTCCTCTCTCTATCTTATGCTCTACAAACGCCCAATTGTCAATAATTAAGCAGTTTATTCCCATTTTTTTAACTAACTCTTTTCCTTTATTCAATATACCTTCTACTGTTAAATCATTATCCTTAAGATTTATGAAGAAGAAATGTTTGTTTACAAAGTCTATTGCAGGGTCTAATTCGTGTGGTTGCAAATTATCTACTGAACCTTTACCAAATCTTTTACCTGTATATTTTTCTATCAATTCTGCAACATGTACTTTTATTGGTTGTTTTTCTGCTGAAAATATTCCAAACTTCCATCCTTGTCTCGCTAACTCTACTATAACTTGATCAACGAAAGACGACTTACCATGACCAGGAACTCCTGTAACTAGTGTAAATTCACTTGGTCTCCATGACATAAGTTGGTCAAACTCTTTATAACCAATCTCATCACCCTTTGGCATTCCATGATTATAAAGATTATGTATTTCTTTACGAGAGTCAGATGCTTTACTCACCCCCTCCAAAGGAAAGGGTTTTGCAGAGTCTATACACTTAATTAATTCAAACGACCCATGTTTGAGTAAAACATCATTGGCATCTTTACATCCATCGGGAAAGTTTACTAACCAAACTCTATCCTTACCTAGTCGCCTTGACAACTCGTCTCTTAGTTTTATTCCTGGTGCATCATTATCTAATGCTAAATATATTTTGTCTTTATTTTCAAACTCATCGATACTATTATCTAAGTATGTGAGATTTTGATTTCCTGTAGATGCGCCATTTGGTACAGAACAAGCAAACATAAGTCTATTTTCTTGCAATCCTGCCTCGTAAAAAGCCATTGCATCAAACTCACCTTCTGTTATAATACACCAAGTTGCAGGATTAATTAAATCTAAACCATACATGATCATTTCTGAACCTTTGTTTAGTTTAAAATTCTTTTGAGAGTCTCTAAATTTTATGTTAATTCTCCTACCCTTTCTAATGTAATTAAACTGTATTACAGGTCTTTCACTTTGTACTTGTGGCATATACTCTACACCCTCCGTAACACCAAAGTATTCTATTGTGCTTTCATTTATACCTCTATCCTTGAAAAATTTTAATATTTTAGGAGATAAAGGAGATGCTTTTACAGTTGGTAATTCATATTCGGTTTCATACTCTGCAACAGAACCATTGTCACCACAATGATGGCAGTAATAAGTTCCTGTCTCTACCCATACCCTAAGACATTTTTCGTTTTTGTTCTTTTTTCTAGTGTGAGAACATTTTGGACACTTAGTTTTTTGAGGTTCAGTGCCTGTGCCATTCTTGACATCGATGCCAAGTGCTTGTAGTTTTGATAAATAGTTTGTCATATAATTGCTACTCTTTTTCTGTTGGGGGATACCTTATTAATTGAATCCCACTCTGTATATTGAATTAAATATTTCTCTGTGAATTTGTTTCCGAATATAACTTCGGGGGTTACTGATGATTGATACTTTTCACTCCATTGTGATTTACACCAATCAAATACATTAACCATAATTTTACCTGTTATAGGTTCTCCATTAAACTTTTTTGAGAGAATACTTTTAAATCTTTTCTCGTATGTTCTTGGATTGTATTTTTTGTTGTATTTATTATTTATATAATCAATAACATCTTTACATGTTTTTTGATATTCTAAAGATATAACCTCAATACCATCTGAAACTCCTAGTCTAAACCAAAGTGGAGTTGTTCTGTACTTTGGATGAGATTTCGTACCAATGTTTTCAATAAATTTTTTTTCTACCAAATCTGAAACATATCTTGTTAGTGATCGAGGTGAACAATTTAACTCCTCTGACAAGTCTTTTAAATTCTTATCACAGTACCCATCATGAGATGTGTATTTATAAATTAAATCGCTTAACATATAGGCTATAGGAGAAAGATCATATCTTCTCAAGACTTCATAAATTACAGTTGTGCTTCTTATCATCTTAATAACAGTTTATGATACCACAAATCTTTGTTTTTCCTGTTTCTATGTGACTCTAATCTGCATTCCAACTCAACAAGATCTTTTACCTTATAATCTTTTATCTTTTCAACTGCTCCATCCCAACAATGAATTGCAAGGTATGAGTTGTCTAAAGTTTCGATAACTAATATTTTAAAAATATGTTGAGATA